TTAAAGCTTTTTTTCGCTAACGTCTTTCAGCGCCCGGTTCTCAAGGCTCAGGTCGGCAAACATCTGTTTGAGACGCCGGTTCTCGTCCTCAAGATCCTTGATCTTTTTAATATCAGAAGCCTCCATGCCGCCGTATCTGGACTTCCAGTTGTAGTAAGTGGCCTCAGAGATACCGGCCTCCCGGCAGACATCTTTAACGGTTCGTCCGGCTTCAACCGACTTAATCACAGCGATGATCTGATGCTCAGTAAAATGGGCTTTACGCATAGCGATCTCCTTCGTTGGCAGATTGATTATGCCGGAGGATCTCTAAATGTGAATGGCACGATTATGCAGGATACTTACAGAGATATAGCAGCCAAAGCATCCTTTCTCAAATTCCACCCTCAGTTCATCATGCTAAAAATTTGGGAAAAATTCAGCTAAGAGCGAGACTGGATTAAAAACATAAAAAGTCAAAAATGGTAGCCTCCTTGATCTTGCCCTCGCAATTATCAACATTGTTCATCTCATTTATCTGATAAGTCCAAAGTACTACGACGCGCTTCAATACTTCTAATCCCCGACTTATCCAGGTTGCACTTCCCCAACGCCGTATAGAGCTTAGCGTTTAACTCCAGACTTGCCTGCCACGTGAACGGAACTGCCATTCCGGGGATCGGCGTGTCTGCGGTCAGGTCAGCGCTTATCGGCAACACCGGGGCCGGGACGTAAACTGTCTGCGTATTCCCGCAGGCTGTCAGCAGTGGCAGGAGAAACAAACTACTCTGCGCACGGATCGCCTCCAAGTGCTTGCCTGATGTAGACAATGCGTGTTTCGCCCTTTTCGGCCAGTTCGTTCTTAGCATTCTGCGTAGCCCGTGAGATGTCACGAATGAGGTTCATCGCGGCGATCACATTGTTGGTGATCGCCTCAGAGTGCTGGCCCGGACCGTCGCTTTATCACGCTGGTCTTTGTAGGTGAGCGCGTTGGTGCGGAGTGGTTAATCGTCCAGGCGAGGGACAGGTCACCAGCGAGCAGGAGAAGAGCGGCGAACGCTTTCCAGTTAGAAATTATCTTTGCTTTCCGCAAGGCACATGGAGCGCTCCATCTCCCGCCTGTTCTGCAATCCCTTCCATTTCATACCGCCAGCGTAAACCCAGCGGCGCATTTGTTCGTACGCCCCTTCCTGATCGCCTCTGCTCAGCTTTTTCAGGAGGGTCGATTTGGAGAAGGCATGCGCAGCCCAAAGGAAGCCGACATCAGCATCTGCGAGATGAATATGGTCGGGGTTATGTAGGTAGCCTGATTCGGCTAATGATGTTCGACTGCCCCCACAGCCACACACCAGTAGCTGGGATTAGCCTGTTGTATGGCGCGAACTCTTCGACGAATGCTGAATTCGGCAGTGGCCTTTTCTCTTCGTCGTGTGTCATTGGTTATTCCGTATTTTTTATTCACCTCCCATAAAATTTTCAATGTGATTTAACTCTGATAATTTGCTCAAAATCACTAAATAAACCCTGCTTTTGATCGATTATTGAGTAGATATCATAAGGAGGCGCTATGGGTATTGAAGAGAATTTGCTCGAAAAACTATTAAAGCACGATGTTTTCCATAACGAAGATGGAAAGGTTTCTGGTATTGCCAAGCTCGCTATCGACAAAGGCTATGCAGCTCTATCACCTGCACAAATAAAAGTATTGCGGCCTTTTATGAGTCATGGTTGTGAGGGTTATACCGACCCTGGTGGCTATCACAACGCTTGCGGGAAGGTTCTTGAAGGTGCAGAACTTGACGAAGCTTATGATCATACGTTTGAGCATGACGGTTTACTCTGCGAAGACTGTCGTGAGCAAAGTGATTATGACGATTATCGCCGTGAGAAGTTTATGGAAGACTAAAATTACGGCCTATCTTTTGGTAGGCCATTAATATTTAAAATTTCGCTATTCCGTTTTTTCTTCTGTGGTGCTTTCTTCTGTCACTGGTTGCTCGTCCTCCTGACTACAGGCGTGAACCGGAAGCGCTTAACGTCGCCCGGGGCGAAGTAAACCCACTGTCCTGCGCTAGTGCGACAAAGCCGTTAACCAGTTCAGGCTGCCGAAGAGTCATCTTCCCGGCGTACTCTTCGCCGTCCTGAGTGGTGATGGTGATTTCGTAGATGTCAGTCATTCGCGTCTGTTTATCCTCTCAAAGGGATATCAAGTGATTTATCCGCTGTAGGGGATATTGTCATTACGATGGGTAAACCCATGGTGATGACAACAAAAAAACCGCCCGGAGGCGGTTAAGTATCAAATTCGTCTTTACTGGTCCAAACTCGAAAATACCTTACATAGCGACCTCTATTAAACATATCGCCAGGGGTATATGCATATTCCCAACCCTTCCTTTTAATCTCCTCATGAGCCTTTTGCTCTTCAAGATACATGAAGTGGCTATCTTGAATTTGCTCATAGGTATAAACGCCAACCCTAAAGTCTATAACAGGTCGTTTTTCCAATAATTCCATTGTTTACCTCCCTCTGCTATGAGAAGGGAAACGTATCATATCTTGCCCCATTATCAAGCACACCCGCAGATAGGCTTTGTAATGAAGAGCCGTTGTGAAAGTGGCTCACTGCTTTCGCTTATACTGCTAAGAGGTGCTGTTCTTCGATAAGCGGCTAACGGTGGTTGCGCTCGAACATTATTATCAGCTCGTTCATAATCCCACCCCATATTAATGAACACAGTGTCAGCACGCTGTAGCTCGGTGATAGCCCGAATTTGTTCTGCGGTCAGAAAATCGCGAATAGCCTCAGCCTTTCCGATATCGCTATCTTTCCTGAACTTCGCAGATGTGACGCCCAGGACAATCCTATTGATCATGCTGGCTTCTTTGCTAAGGTGATAATGTTCTACCTTTTTCCCTTCTGACTCTCTGTTGCTCTTTATGGCATTTGTCATTGGCCGATACTCAACCCAAGCTAAATCACGCTCAGCCTGAATGACTGTGTCCTGCTTCGCCTTTTCGCGGTAGGCAATAAAGCTGTCTACCAGCCGAACCTGCCCATCCCTTGCTTTGTCGCTACCAATGAACGGCATCGCAATCAGGAATCCGCGCTCAGTTAGCTCATAGCAGGTTGAACTTTATTCTGTTTATTAACATATAAGGACTCCTTGAAATCAAGGGGTCCTAAATGCTCCGTCTCGATGAGAGAGCGAATGTTTTGCATGACATTGTCATGGCGGCGGCCAAACTCAGTTGCAATAACTTTTGTGCTCACTACCGGCTCGCCTTTTACGATCTTAATCAGGTATTTCATCGCGTTTGCCTCGCTTGTGAAATGAACCTTTGCCGAAATGAAACGCCAGCCCACCGAAGGCTCGCCAGCACTAAACTGACGTTTCCAAAGGCTCATTTCACAGGTTGGGGGTCGGTGTATTTGTGATCATGCTCTACCGATTCGGTCGGCAGTTCTTCGTGCGGGTTGTCACCGCAAAATAAAAAGCCTCACGAATGCGAGGCCTTAGTAAATCATTAAATTTCAATTTTATATATCTCACCTATTAATAGCTATGAGCACGATTGAATAGCCATGAATAGTCATTACCACTCGAAAATATTTTTATTTAAGGCACTGCGTTTTGATGTATTGCTGCAGATAACCAACCTGCTTCGCCATTGTTTCGATTCGCTCTCTGAGGGTGAAATTAACGCATAGGCAGGCGCGCTAGTTTATCAAAGACTGGCACTATTACAGGCACTCAGTGAATGCATGATGTAATGTCTGCCGCTTGGTGATGGCAATAAAAAACCACCCGGAGGCGGCTTTAGGGTACGCAGAGTTAGTCGATCATGATTCGGAGTTGGTATAAGTTTCTTATTGGCTGATCTCACTTTTATCTAAAACGAGCTGGTGAACCCTTCCGCTGGTAAGTTCAAAGCCCACGACAACATGTCTTGAAGCACCAGAATTACTTTTTGATAAGGAGGTAAGCAAATATTCGACGATGTAAGGCGTATCAGGTGTAAATGAGTAGAATGTCGGTGGGATGCACAGACTCCCATTTCTGACCTCAAGAGGGGGATTTTCGCGATACCATCTTTCTTTATGAGGCGTTTTTCTCGGGGCAATAATTATAATAGCAGGTTGGAAATCTTCAGATTCTGGCACGTTAAAACACACGTCATTTGAAATCAGTTTTACTTTTGTTGTTTCACTGGGGGTTAATCTGTCACCTTGTCCAGGGCAGCCACTCAAAAAGAAAATAGAAAACAACCATGCTTTCGAGAATTTAAACATTCGGAAAACCCCTCAGCGTATGCTTGTACCGCCCACTAACAACGGCCTCGTCAAGCTCGCCATCATACGATACGACATCATAGTTTTTACCCCTTAACACCAGCCATTGAGCGTAGCCAAATGTCTCTAAGATAAAATGATCAGCAATTATTTGAGCTTGCTGCTCTAACGGGTACTGTCTGAGGGTTCGTTTATCCAGTCCATACCGATAGCTTACGGCCCAACTGAAAAGACCACGAAGCTTTACATACATTCCTTTCTCACGCTGCCAAACGTGGCTCATTTCATGGATGAAAAGGTGTTGCATATCAGCAGCTGCTTTAGAAAAATCGTCCTGGTACCAGTAACGAAAATAAAGTTCCCCATTCGGGGCCAGCGCTGCGTATTGGTTTTGCATCCCAAAAGGCAAATAACTGTCATGATGGATCCAGACTTTATGATATTGGATAGAATCGCCAAACACAGACTTAGCCAGCTTTATCTCACCCAGCCTCAACAATCGTAAGCTACCCTCTTCTTGCGCTTGCTGCGCCATATAAACCTCCTGTTAATGGCCTTACAGAACCAGTACATGAGATTATCATAATGTCATTAAAATCAAACGTATTGTTTAGTTATCCGCAGAACATGCAGAAATGTTGTAGTTTGATATGTCATGGTCGATTCCTTTCAGGAAGATGAACCTGTCGCACAGAACAGCCCTCACCCGAGAGGCCGCAATGATGCCTTCGGTTGCTATCAGGCTCAGCTTTTGAAAGGCTCGGGTTAGTGTTTACGCGTGCGAGGCGCATACAAAAGCCCCGCGATTGCGAGGCTGTCATTTCAGGCACTGGGTTTTGATATATTCCTGCAGATAACCAACCTGTTTGGTCACTGTGGCGATTCGCTCTCTGAGAGTGAAATAATCCCGTTGAGCGGCGTCTGTAAGTCTGGCGGTGGAAGCATCGCCCATGCCGCCGGCGCTGGAGGTTCCGACCGGGCAATTTGCGGTGACGCGCAGCCGTTTAGCGCCAGAAGCGACATCGCCACGCAAACGCTCAATGGTTTCTTTCGCATCAGCAAGTGCAACTGTGTATTTTGCATCAAGGGCTGCAACCTCTCTTTGGCGGGTCTGCATATCGGCGATTGTCTCGTTTGCCAGCTTCAGGTTTTGAGCGGCTTTATCGCGCTGGTCTTTGAAGGTGATCGCGTTATTGCGGTAATGGTTAATCGTCCAGGCGATGGATAGTGCGCCGCCGAGTAAAAGCAAAGCAGCAGCGGCTTTCCAGCTCGAGATCATTTTTTGCTGTCCGAAAGGAAGAGTGCGCGCTCTGCCTCACGACGCCGCGTCAGGCCCGGCAGTACTTTGCCACCAGCCTTATTCCATCGCGTGTACTCATCAGCAGCACCGGCGTAATCCCCGGAGTTAAGCTTTTGCAGTAGCGTGGAAGTCGACAGCGCGCGGGCACCGAGGTTATAGGCGAAAGAAACCAGCGCATCAAACTGCCCCTGCGTCAGCTTAACTTTCACCAGCTTCGACACGTCACTTTCGTAGCCCACCAGCCCCGTGCGCAGCAGGGGCTCGGCGGTTTCCTCTTTGATGGTCATACCGGGGCGGATCGGTTTGCCGTCCACTGGCTGTGTCCAGCACACTGTCCTGATACGCAGTTAGGCGCAGGCCTTCAAACTGCTTTATGAGAGAGATACCTTTATCGCTGATCCGCATTATTCTGGCCTCAGTACGTTAAAAAGGCGCGCCACGAGGCCCAAACATTGTGTTTGCCGCCGGGCTTACGGAACATCATCAACCTGAGTACAATCATTGAACTGGCAGCGACGTTCATCAGCACCAGTGGGTCAGTCGTTACCATTATTTCCTCCCCGCCACCTTTGCAGCAGTGACAGAGGATCCTGTTCACTGAAAAAGGTCAGCGTCTTAATGGCCCGTTCGCGCAGGCAATTTTAGGCTGGCAGAGCATGAAGCTGTAAAAGGTATTAAAGCTGGCGGTCATACAATGGCGAAACATATCGCTGTTCCTGAAGAAGAGTTACTGGCTCGCCTTGCCAGAACCCCTCAAATGCAGTCCACATCGTCTTTTTTTAAGCTGGAGCAAGCTGAAAAAGTTATCAGTTCTGCACTTAAAGCTAACCGGTTGAAAATTCTGCACTGGGCAAATCTTTCCCGAAGCGCAGAAAATACGCTGGATATTACTTATAAATCAGGCTCAGCAGTTGGTTACGGTTTCCGCCAAGGGAGTCAGATCAAAGAAACTCTTTATGTAGTACGAATTGTTCTTCTCAAAAAAATGTATAACAACAAGCCTTATTACGTTTTAACTGCATATCCATTCATGGGATAAATAATGGACAAAAATTACGAAACACTAAGAAAGCTGCTGGTGATTTTTTTCGGTCCGGATTATCAAATATTTGGCGAAAACATCGGCGAAATTATGAGTTCTTATGTTGAGATGGAAAACGAATTAGCTATTCGCAATCTCAAACAATAAGCTTCTCAGGCAATTGCTATACAAAGTGATGAGGAGTTAAACCGCACTATGACTGCGCTTGCAGAGAGTCAATTTTCACCAGCCCCATGGGGTGAAACATGGCGTTCCTTTTTACAAAAAATTCTGCTCCATATTCCATGACAGGAAGAACTTTTTCAGCGAAAGGTTGTAGTCTTAACTGAATAGGTTGTGAACTGACTAACTGGAAAACCAGACAACCGGAAAGTGACTAACGCCAAATAAAAACCCGCTACTATGAGCGGGTTCTGAACAGTGGATATACAATACCCATCGTTAGAAAAAACCCACCCATTTTTTTGAACCTAGCTAGAATCTTGTCGCTAAAATCTTTAATCAGGTCCTAACGTGTGATTTCTCGCAGCATATTTCGGCGAGTGCCATGGTTTCAGCGTGCAACGCTCTGCAAAGTGGGAGCACAACAGGTCGTGCGCCTGCATGCCCATTCCACCCTGCCCGTGTCCTGGCAGGTAGTAGGGTCGTTAGCCCCTACTTTCCATGAGCAGCGTTCTCTATCAGAACGGCTATACAGAGAGCAGGGTGTAGATACGCAAAAACTCTTGGGGCATAAGACGCAGAAAATGACGGACAGATATAATGATGACCGAGGGAAAGACTGGGTGATACTGAGCGCAAAAACAGAGTCGTGAAGAGAGAGTTTTGGGGAAAAGTTTTGGGGAAGAACTCAAACGCGCATAAAAAAACGGGAACCATCAGGTTCCCGTTCTTGTGCAACCCACAACGCGGATTACATGTTCGCGATAATCGCGTCGCCAAACTCTGAACATTTCAGCAGCTTAGCGCCATCCATCAGACGTTCGAAATCGTAGGTCACGGTTTTGGCAGCGATTGCGCCTTCCATACCTTTAACGATCAGGTCTGCGGCTTCGAACCACTCCATATGACGCAGCAGTAGTTTCCCAGAAAACCAACAAGTTATTGATAAATAAAGCTATTATACACTCTCTCAGCGAGGACTCACGAATTTCACCTGATTTATAACCCTATGATTATCTTGATTTGTTTTTGGGTTTTGATAACCACTTTTGACGGTGTGCTGTTCAAAATTAATGATTAATTTCTACCCAACAAGGGATTTTAAATCAGTTGTGTAGTTATGAAAAAACAGACAGTAAGAGTAATTTTTCATAACATTTACTGAAATTATTAGTTTTCCTTCAAAGAGTTACCGTTACTGTTAATGCCATATTATGAAAATAATAGCGTAAAAAAAGATGTATTCAAACGTCCGCTATGAGCGAAAAGCGGAAGTTATCTGCGGTCATCGAGAGCTGCAGCTAAAAAGATAGCTATCAAAGCAGTGACGATACACTATTCCACTATGCTGACGGACGGGCAGCCTTGAACATAAATAATCCCTTGTTTTTGGTGTGCAAATACTCGACACAGTTACGTGCTGGGTTTATGCTCAATTACCTGCATACAAACGCCTAAGGACACCTATGAGCGTAAGAAACTATCTTTCTTTAACCGAACTGGAAGAGGCTTGAAAGCTACTGGTACATTTTTCATGGCTACTTATAATAAGTGTTTCTCCCTCAAGATTATCATAAAGAATCCTGTTCTTGATGGAGGGTTAATCTGTTGTAAGGCGAACTTTTTACCTTAAGTTATATAAACCCGAAAAGTCCTGTGGTAATAATTTCGTGTTCTTGTTTGTGTTAACATATATATTTATAATAAAATGACTTTTATTTTTGCATTAAAGTGTTTAGATTTTCTTGCAAACCTAGTAAATAATTCAGCATTGGAGAATGCAAATGGATAATGATTATGATAAAAATGGAAATCTTCCCTATGGGATATACAGATTAACATTGGAAGAGTTTGATAGACGTTTTTGTTCTAGAAACAATGACGATAGCAGTCGTTACTTTGCCCATTTATTTATGAGAGATATTGTAGAATGGGCTAAGCAAAATGATGCTGTCAAAATAATAGTAGGTGGTTCATTTATTTCAAAGAAAGAAAATCCAGACGATTTAGATTTATTAATCATCTTTAAAGACTCCAATCAAATACCTAAAAATAATTCATTTTTAGATATAAACGATATGCATGTTGATGCTCAAATGCTATCAATGGAAAATGAAGAGTTACTCAATGTTTTTATGAGGATTTTTAGTATAGATAAGTTTGGAAACAAAAAAGGAATTATAGAGATTGAAATAAATCCCACCTCCCCGTTAGAGTTGCAAGATGATGAATATTATGAAGAGAATGAATTAGAGCATTTGTACGAATATCTTCTTGAGCAGTATTTATTTAGGGTGATAAAAAAGAAAGGCGAGGGATGTAAGGGCTTAATTGTACCGATCCATGGTATTCTTTCTAGGGCTGAGTGGATGCCTGAATTAACAGCACTAGCCAGTATTGAGGGGTGGGCTGTTGCACCTTTTATATATGGAAAGAGGCTTCCCACTATTTTGCTAATTAATAAACGGAAAAAAGAAATTGTACAGTCATTCAGAAGTTGGATAAGTAAGATTAGGATGCACTATAAAGGACCAATATCTATAGTTGCTCATTCCTTCGGAACTTATATAGTGGCAAAATATTTAGAAGATGGTGGTGATATATCTGATGACATCAATAGCATTATTCTTTGTGGTTCGATATTGAACGAAAATTATGATTGGGCTGCTCACATTAATAACGGAAAAGTAGGTGCTGTTATGAATGTGATATCTCAGGATGACATGTATGTAAAAAATATGTTTAATTGGTCAGATCCTTTATATGGAAGTGCAGGGTATAACGGATTTAATTGTCAACATGATTTTTTAACTCAGATTAAAAGCAAAATCCTTAATCATAACAATATAATTAAGGATGACGTTATTATTAATCAATGGTTACCTTTTTTGAAAGTGAACAGATTTTCTTTAAAACATCATAAACTAATGAAGTTGAAAAATTAAATATTTGTGTAGTAATCACTATGATAAACTACTTTATAGTTTGTCATAGTATGGTGGGGACGACTAAACCCATGGACAACTACACGCTATTTGAATTCCTGGAGGTCCGTTCCTGGCACTGAGCGGCTCTTAAGATAGGAGCCTCTGTCATGGGGTGTCAGGGGTCGGAGGTTCAAATCCTCTCGTGCCGACCAAAATTTCCCAATTAAACCAGCCTCTTACGGCTGGTTTTTTTATGTCTGAAACTTGTCAAAGGTAAAACTAAGGTAAAATAAAGGTAAAACCCTGACAAATTACATCACTGGACAGTGGTCAAACTCTCCTGTTCTGGCGTCATTGATGATATAGGTGATCACCCCTTTGAAAACCAGCCGGCCTTCGAAGTCTTCACTCGTCATTGGGTAGGTGATTTCCGGTCTGTCCAGTTCTTCCAGCCTCGGGCGAGGATGAAGGCGCAGCCGCAGCATGCGCATCTGCTCATCCAGGTGACACATCACAATGGATCCATCGACCGGTGTGGCCGACATATCCAGAATCAACAAAGCACCTTTCTTTATCGCCTCACACCTGGACTCTGTGCCGGCGCGCAGGAAGTAAGTTGCGGAAGGTACACGGATCAGCTCGTGGTCGAGTGATATCTTTTCATCCATGTAGTCAGCTGCTGGCGAAGGGAATCCCATCACAGACCTCCGTTCGGGTTGTACATCATGAACGTACGGAGTTCACCATCTTGCTGGGAGATATCTTTGAACGTGCTGACGTGGCCCTCAATCCACTGGTTAGCCTGCCTTGGTGACCAATCCCAGTTGAATGTCAGCAGAGTTTTGACGAAATTTTCCGTGGTAACGGTACGCCGCCCGCTCGGTTCCATCACTATGGACTGCCTGAATGCTGTCTCGATATCGTCTCTTCTTGGCATGATATGCACCTCCTTAATACTGTTTTTATATACAGCATTTTGAATTCCAGAGCTTATCAAGACGAAGCGGCAAGAAGATTTGTCAACGGGTTGAACTGCCGAGAGTTTTCCTTAAGTTAAACGGTGTTTGAACTAAAATTAAGGGTATAAAGCTTTCATGGAGGGTGTGCTGCAGGAGATGTGGGAATCGGCTGATAACTGGTTTTCAGGATAACGGCTGTATAGAATGCGCCGGTGGTCGCCCGGGCATGAATAACCTGTGGCCAATGGCTACCCACTGGATCTTGCATACGTTTAGAGGGTGAGCCACCCCTGATAAAATCCCACCTATCGCAAGTCACTTTCTCAAGGTAATCTGAAAAAGCGTCTGGCAAACCGGCCCAGATGGCAAAACGGAAGCTGTTAAAGGGAAGCCCTTACTATATATAGCTCTCATAAATTTTTATTAGCCCATATTAAGGCAGGAGCTCCATGAACACGTTCAGTATCATTGCTATACCCTTCTTCGTAACTGCTGTTGTTCTGCTGGCACTGGGCGTGACAAGGAAGAATAAAGCCTTTCTTATCGTCGGTGGAGTGTTCGCTACATCAACAGTGGTAAATGCAGTGATTGGAATGGCACTGTAAATGCTGCGGGTGGTTTAATTTTTGTCAACGGTTTGCTCGGCAATCAAATTTATTGCGCACATAAAACTTGGCTAAAATTAATACAGCCCCGTCGCCGGGGCTTTTTTATTTAAGAGCCCTGCGCCAGGGCAGACACGAGCGCCCTAAGCTGTGCCACTTCTCCCTTCAAACCGGAAATCTCGGCCTCATGTACCTTCGCCAGCTCTATCAGGTATGGTGTGATCCCTGCATAGTTGACCGCGCGTAAATCATCAATCGGATTGTTTTCGAGGTCGTGGGCGCCGAAATCATTTTTTGAGACGGCTTCCGGAGCCACCAGCTCAAGCTCCTGGGCAAGGATCCCCGCCTCTTCGGTATAAAGCGGTTCGGCGACGTCATAGAGGTTGTATCTCTTCTTGAAGGTATACCCGGTGATTGCACTGATTACCTCACGCGCATTGGTGATGGGCTTTATATCCTTCTTGATCCTGACATCGGATGTGCTCTGCCACAGCTGCCCCGTAGCGGTTCCGTTTGTCTGGAAAGCGTAGTTAGCGCCCCCGGCTTTTACTGTCACAGCGCCGGTAGTATTCAGCGTGACGCTATTTACTCCGATATTGCTCGCCAGAATAAAGTGCTGGGCACCACTCGCTCCGAATCCCAGATAAGCCAGTGGATTTTCAGACGCATCCCTGAAACGTATATAGCCAAGCCCACTCGGAGCGGTGCGTATTACCAGTGGCTGCTCCGCACCCGCTTTTGTCTCGATAGTGCCAAGAGAAGCTGTTCCACCGGTGATGGTCACCGCGTCAGAGCTAAGGCTGGTGAATGTCCCGGATCCACCAGTTATGTTTACCGCGTCAGAACTCTGGGTGGCCATACTTCCCAGCCCCAGACTGGTGCGTGCTCCTGCTGCCGTCTTAGCGCCTGTACCGCCCTGAGCAAGTGTGATCGCTGTTGTCAGTCCGTTCAGGCTGGTTATGTCGGAGTTAGCCCCCTTCTTCGCCAGCGATTTCTGACCGGGCACGGTAACGGGCTGACCGTTGATGGTGATGGTCACATCTCCGCTGCCGTTCATCACGTCAGCAAAGCCGCCCATGTACCGCTGGTACATGCTGAACGTCTCGGCGATATCCTGTGCAAGGCCATCCACGCTCAGGCTGTCGCTCAGCAGGATGGCAAATTTTGTCCCCGCAGGGATCGCAGGCGAGGCCGCAGGCGACACGGTCAGGCCGGTCGAGCTGTCGACTGAGGTGATCTGGAAAGCCTGCGCCGGGCTGGTCAGTGCCAGCACCGTGCAGCCGTTACGGATGAGGGAGCCTGCTGCGGTGAAATTCGTGCCGGTGCCGGTCAGCGTGTTGCCGCTGACTGCGATTGAGCCGGTTGTATAAATCATGTTTTCTCCGGAAATAAAAAAACCGCCGCAGCGGTTTGAGGGATTTTGATTTTTGTGGCTGGAATTAATACATTGCCGGGATGACGGGCAGCGACAGGGCACACATGCCGCTACTGTCGAAATCCCAGTTCTGTCTGTCGTTTCTGGTGACAATGCGCCCTCTTCCTCCTTTGACACTCCCGCCGCTCATCATGAGCCCGCGTCCGCGACCGATATTCCACGACCCGGCATTCGATGCCCTTCTGGTCTCCCATCCATAGCGCCCAACCGGCACCATGCCGTTATCCACTCCGGACTAACGGAAAGGCCGATGTTCGGGTTGGTGATATAGAAGTTTTCAGGCTGAAGATAAGCCTTGGTCTGGATCATGCTGTCCGGGAATTCGTAGAGGATCCCCAGCGTTTTCGGATCACTAATTTTGCCATCGCGCACATCGCGCCAGTAATCGAGGCGTTCCTTAAACACGCCCGCCGGCGGGTCATCGCTCTGCGTGGTGAGGTAAATCACCCAGCCTTCATTGCGCGATACCTGTCCGCCGAGTGCCTCCATAAACATCGCCTCTGCGTTGGCGCGTTTGCCGAAAAGCCAGAGCTCGTCGACGAGGATCCGCCCTGACTTTTTCCCGGAGACCGTGTCGGTATCAGCGGCCACCACTTTCAGGGTGTTTCGCGTGACCCGGTGGGTGATGGTGCGGATATGATCCTGAATCTGGAACATATCTGTCAGTTCTTCATCCGCACGGATCATGCCGGCGGCAGGTTTGAAGCTGTTGTCGGCCACCTCTTTTGTCGGTGCCAGAATGAGATGCTCCTCGTCCTCACGCCAGCAGAGAATGAGCGCGGTCAGCATAATGCCGGCGGCAATCGTCGACTTGGTGTTCTTCTTCGATATCAGCAGACCATATTCACGGATGAGCTGGTTACCGGTCTCGGCGTCGTACCCGCCAAAGATGACTTTCACAAAGTCGAACACCCACGCCTCGGAGCACTCACCGAATGTGGGCTTGCCCGGCAGATCGGAAACACGGAGTTCGCGGAATATGCTCAGCGCCTGTTCAGCCTGGTCAGCGAATATGGGCGGCGGAATAATGGACTCGCCGTCGATGAGGCGGTTTTCCCAGTCGGTGCAGGCCGTGGACCACTGCGCCATGGATTACCCCTCTTTGTTGTTAACCACCAGCTTTGGCGGTGCCATGGATCCGAACTTGCTCGCGCCCGCCGCCACTTTCGCCGCAGCGTTTCGCGCCTCTTTTTTGCCCGTCTCCCCTTTTTTGGGGTGAACATAAGGCAGCATGGCCTTTGCCGCATCCTTCCGGGTGTCAATGTCCTCAGTGAAGTCGTTCATCACTGCCATCAGAAACTTGAGCGGATCGTCATACTGACCAGCTGCCGGCGGCACTTCCGGCTGAGGGATTTTTTCCGGGATGTTTACCGCTGGGGTATAAACATTTTTCCGGTACGCCGGCACCTCATCCACGGTGACGCTTTCTTGCTTTTTACGGGCAATGTAAGCGATGACTTCCGGGTCTTTTGCAAGCTGCGACCCCTTTGACCGCGCGGATTTCTCCGAGTAGCCCGCCTTTACTGCCGCATCTTTCTGAGACATGCCGGACATCAGCGCCACCGCGAATTTTCGCTTCTGCGCTGTTAACATGTTTATACCCTCCAGAAGGGGATTTTTTCTCTGCGTGAGGGAGGGGGCGGTGTACAGGGTGATCGGCCTTTTTTTTTGAGCCCTCCCCCCCCCCGGTAATGAGAATCATTATCATTACAAATGAAATAGTTACAAATGCAACTAATTATTCAGTTAAATGATAATCATTTTCATTTGATTCAAAATATGACTGTTTCCTGTCAGTCAGCCCCTTCGGGCACGGCATGTTTCAGGGCTTCATCATCCGGACCGGCCGTAGCTGCTTCGCGCGCTGACTTCCCGGCGTGGCATTCCTTACAGAGCGTCCAGAGGTTGCGCTCAGAGTTGTCGCCGCCGAACTGTAGCGCAATGCGGTGGTCAAGCTCGCTCTCATGCAGATCAACGGCGCGTGAGCACATACAGCAATGTCCTCCGTCGCGTACCCACAGCCGGCGCTTAAGCCCCACACGCACACTGCCACTGATACGCCGTTGCTCACCGTAAACGGGTCTGATGCGTCGGGTGTCCATGACCTTAAGCCGTGGTTTCAGGGTCGTTATCTTAGCCATGTAACCTCCATGCCCGTCGCCGCTCGTGGCGGGGCTGACGATCGGGATGCTTCTCTACGGGATCACCGTCAGCATGGTCCACCAGTGAGCAGCAGGGATACATAACCGGGCCGCCGCAGGCATCGCCCACGGCGAAATCAGCAGGCTTGCTCGCGTCCCAGCGTGACAGCAGGTCAGGTAACAGTGCCGGCGGAACGCTGTAGCAGACAGCATGAATAAGGCGCTGCATAGTGATGTGATCGGCACGGATGCGGTCAGCAGCAATGAGCTTTGTCGCTATCTCAAGCTGGTACTGAGGGGGGCGACCGGTGCCCAGGTAGAAAGAACATAGCTGGTCAGGAAAACATTCCAGCCAGTCACACACCTTTTCCGCAAACCCCGCAACCGGCAGCGCGTCATCTTCCAGCACGACAACCCGACAGGATTGTGCTGCTGCCCACTCCAGCGCGCGGCGATGCATTTCATTTGCTCCAACACCGATCTCATCGACTAATAAATGATGCGCGTGAATTGCAGAAAATAGTCTCTGAGCCATCTCTCTTCGTGCGTGGTGTGCAACGATGACAATCTTCAAGAAAGCCCCCTGAAATCCCCAAATAACTTTTTGCGCAATATTTCAGCTGCTACGGCAGCGTCATTGAGATCATCAAAAACACCGCCTCGATGAGTTTTGCCCTGATAGTGAACCCTTACTTGAAACTTACCTTTTTTAAGACATACATTTCGCAAACCTGTTGTGCTGTTTCTATTGGCTCCGGCTCTATTGCTTTGATTCTCATAACCAGTAGCAAGTCGTAGATGTTCTACGTTTAAACAGGCTCGGTTATGACATTTATGATCAATGACCATGCCTTTTGGGATAGGGCCATTTGCTTTTTCCCAGACGTATCTATGCACACGAACTACGGAACCATTAATATTTATATGTCCGTAGCCTTTAGCATTTAAATGTCCTGTCCAGACCATGCAGCCATTGACGTTGATTGTTCTTTTTCGTATTGCATCTTCAGCATCAATAGACACTTTTCTCTCTGGCAGAGTCTCACCGCCTCGCCTTTTCTTATCATAGTGAACTTGACATAAGGACCTGCATTTCACTGGCTTATCGCATCCCTCGATTGAACATTCTTCACTCATGAGATCCCCCTAACATAGGCAATAAAAAAGACCGCCTAAGCGGTCTCTATGTTCATTGGCTAATTATTTATGCCGCCAGAAAGCGTACTCCTTACCAATGCCGTCTGATTTGAAAACAGTATGAACCTGCGGACCAGTTACGACGCGATCGCCAAAGCGTTTAGCCACAATGCCGAACGCCAGCATATCGCCGACCGCGGCCGGTTCTTTCTCTGTCTTCCAGAAGCGATGACACTCCAGCAGGTAATACAGCCGCACTATGCCGTGCGCAAAGTCCATCACGTCAGCGCGCAGCCCGCCAAGCAGCCCGGCATTCAACATTACATCAGCGCTGTGCTCATCAAGGAAGGCCTGATAGATGCGCTCCGGGTGGTGCTGGCGTGCCCAGGCATCGGCGTAGGTCTTTGGTTCAGAGCCGACATACACCTTGCCCGGCACCATATCTGCCCACGGCTCCCGGAGCATTTCGACATCGGTACCGTCAGTGCACCAGACCAGGTGATATTCAGGGTGATCGCGAAGGTGCTGCCAGATATGGAGCCAGCGCCGGAAGTAAACGTTCATCTTCACGGCGGGAACGCGACACAGTTCGACATCTGCCGGCGCGTCCTCCAGCTCATCAGCCAGCACAACCCGGCTGCAGCCGCACAACGAACCAGCCCACTTCGCCAGAAGGTCAGGTGAGGCTGTCATTCTGGTACCGCGCTGCGGGTCGGGCTCACTGGTCAGCAGCGTAGTGATCACTACATTACGTTGCGGTCGATACGGGGCGTAGCCGGTATAGCCGATGTCGCGGCGCTCGTTGTGAATCTTGACGTTGCGCTTAACCTGCTCTTCCCGATCTGGACGTGGCACCGAACGCTCCACCAGCTCATGCTCATCGAGGGAGTGAATCAGCTTTTCAGAACCAGCCACATCAGCGAATGCCCACGACGTCAGCCCGGCATTGTGGATGCGCAGGGCGAGATCGCTGTGCTCATACATGCCGCGGCCGTAAATGGGGTCGAAGCCGCCGACACGCTCAATCGCACTGCGGTGGTAGTAGAGCATGACGCCGCGCTGGCCGGTGTAAGCGATATGCCGATCGTCGCGATACAGCACCGTAATATCGTTCAGCTTGCGAGCGCCAGCCAGATCGAGGAACTGATAAGCCAGATGTGGCTCGGATGATTCGATATAAGGCAGCCACCAGCCGTCAGCGATGGGCCATGCATCATCATCCCACAGGAAGAGATGCTCGCACCCTGCATCCATCAACGCGGTAAGGCTGGCATTTTTCGAAGCCACAATGCCTAATGACTTATAGTGTCGGATCAACTTCACGCCGTCTGGCACCACTGCTGGTGGCTGTGAACCATCGTCAACGACAACCACCAGCGCCCCAGAAGGAAAATACCGGAGCTGGTGCTCCAGCGCCTGGCTGAGTACGCCAGCGCGATTATGCGTTGAAATGGCTATGCCGATACGGCTTGTGGCCGGAGTGCAGACAGGCGCGTACGGGACACCATCGATAGTGACCTGCATAAAGCTTCCTTTTAGATGTGAGCCGGTCGCATGAGAAAGCCGCCCAAGAAAGCAGCTTTCAGCAGGCTCACGAATGTTTAGGGCATGCGAAGCGCAAGAAAAAAGGTCACCACAGCGACCTTTTTGTTGTTTTTTTCATATTCATACAAAAAGCTAATTCTAATTTAAATAAATGTGAATTAACTTATTCGAATCGAACTCTACCACCAAAAAGCTCAGTGGTGATTTTACTTCTTTCGTCTATTCTGTTTGCAACTTCTGGTATTTGCCTTACCTTTTGCTCCCACTTTTCTACTGCTTTACAAATTTCTTCACACAAGAAAGGCACACCAATCTGTAATTCATCGTCAAACCTATTAAAGGATGACATTGTAGGTGTAAGATGGACCTTACCTTTTGTAGTGATGTCACTAGCCTCATGTAGCATTGCATTACGTAGCGCCCAGCAGAATTCAGCTGTAAAAAAAGCATCCAGTTTCTTAGACTTATAAAATTCTATCTCTTCAGGGCGTAGCTCAGCTGCAAGGCCGGGTGTGGATCGTTTTACACTCTCATAAACATTTTCCGGACCTGATAACCCTTTAAGGTTTTCATTAAACCAATTACGGTAGCGTTCTCCATTTCCAGACTTTGGATTCTCTACCTTCCCGCATATATCTGGTAATGACAGCGCCATAAATAACGCTGCGAACCAATTTTTCTCTTGCAGTGAATGCCTGATTGAATCAGTGAATCTCTTCATGAATGCTATCCTAGGGTTGTGTTTATCCCAACATATCACAACTTCTGGATTGTAAATTAGAGGCCAATCAATTATTTCACATGCTCGCAAACTACTATCTCAAACCTAATCAGCACTATCGCACGCACTCAGTGAATGCCTGCTGTAATACCTTCCACTAACCGTAGTGGCCACGCTCATGCCTTTGAGTTGTCTACGATCTCTTTTTACTACCAATAACCTAATGGTTACAACAATATCAACGGATGTAATACTCCTACGTAATGCAATAATAATTTTCTACATAACTTGCATGACTAAATCATCTGAAATCCGTAGAATTTTCCGACTCGATTACACGCATTCCAATGCAAGGATGAAAATTCAATGAAGAAAGTATTTCTCATATTGTCAGCTCTATCTTTATGTGCATGTTCAAACACTCCAGTGCCGACAAGTCAGGCAAAAGAAGTGTCCAGTGAGGAGCGGTCAACTTTCGCTTACGCTTCCGCAAGTGATGGTACAGGAACCTTAATCATCAAACGCGATGCTGGAAAAATGGGAAGTCTTTGTACCGTATACGTTGCCATTGATGGCAATAGTCTCGCTAAACTGGAGTCAGAGGAAAAGGTAACCGCTCACGTTACACCAGGTAGACACATTGTGAGTGCTGAGCCTAAAGGCGCATGCACTGGTGGTTTAAGTGAACAAGCCACTATAGTAACAAAAGGTGAAATCCAGGTATTTCGTGCGAGTTTTGCGAGTGCAGGTGATTTTAGTCTTTCACCTACTGCGTTCTGACTTATGCCATTACTATGGGTCTTAACATAGTGATGGCAATAAAAAACCGCCCGGAGGCGGCCTTTTTGAATCGTTAGCCGATACGTAGCCCGGTATTCGTTTTTAGTGAAACAGAAACGAAATATTTATTGAGCTTACCAGGTGCCTCAGCGCCCATGATTTTTTTAACAACTTCTTCAAATTCAATTGTTTCCTGCTGGATCTTATCTACGAGTGAAATGTCATCAGGGTCATAGGAGACCTGCTTTTGACCTGCATAAAAATTACGAGGTAACGAATCTTCCCCTAAATTGGAATCACGTGAGTAACCCAAGTCCCCAAGGGCTTTCGTGATTTTAGCGTACTCGCTAGAAGCATCTTTTAGGTCGAAGCTCAACACATAAATCAACACAACTCTTTCTTTTTTCGCCTGTTCTTTCAAAATTCTATTCAGCAATGACATCGCATTCTCTCCCCGATTTCCTGTCCAATGTAGAATTCTTTTAATGAGGATTACTCCGAATTTTTCAAGTCTAAATAATGTAGTTTGTAAAATAATATTTTCATCTGCGGTTCACCTGCCACAGCTTGTTATGTACCAGGGTTCAACTTGCGGTAGCCCTTAACAGTGCTGCTGTCCTGCGATGTTGCTTCTTTCATGGTTTCCTCGGTTATTTAAGACACAGCTCACGCACATACGCTTGCAGGCCCGTTAGTTGTTTGGTGACGGTGGCGATTCGCTCTCTGAGGGTGAAATAATCCCGTTCAGCGGCGTCAGTAAGTCGGGGGCTGGCTGCATCATCCAGGCTGGTGGCGCTGGTCGCTCCGTTCGCGGTGCATCTGGCGTTGAGCTGCAACCGGCGCTTGCCAGCAGTAACGTCACGCTCAAGCTGATCAATAGTGGCTTTAGCATCTGCCAGTTCCCCCGTGTATTTGGCATCAAGTGCAGCAACGTCGCGCTGGCGTACTTTCATGTCGGCGATTGTGTCGCTAGCCAGCTTCAGGCCGTGGGTGGCTTTATCACGCTGGTCTTTAAAGGTGATCGCGTTGTTGCGGTAATGGTTAATCGTCCAGGCGATGGACAGAACGCCAGCGAGTAAAAGCAAAGCCGCTGCGGCTTTCCAGCTGGAGATCATTTTTTGTTGTCCGAGAGGAAAAGCTCACGCTCTGCTTCTCGACGCCGGGTCAGGCCCGGCAGTGCTTTTCCACCAGCCTTATTCCAGCGCGGGAACTCATCAGCAGCACCGGCGTAATCACCAGCGTTAAGCTTTTGCAATAGCATGGAAGTCGACAGCGCGCGGGCGCCGAGGTTATAGGCGAACGAGACCAGCGCATCAAACTGACCCTGCGTCAGCTTCACCTTGACCAGTTTCGACACGTCGCTTTCGTAGCCCACCAGCCCGGTGCGCAGCAGGCGCTCCGCAGTTTCTTCTTTGATGGTCATACCGGGGCGGATCGGTTTGCCGTCCACTGGCTGTGTCCAGCCATAACCAATAGTCAAGACGCCAACAGCATCCTTATACGCAGTGAGCCGCAGGCCTTCAAACTGCTTAATGAGAGAAATGCCTTTATCGCTGATCCGCATTATTCTGGCCTCAGTACGTTAAGCAGGCGCGCCACGTTGCCCCGCGCTTTGAACACAGCAGCGCAGATGATGAGATTCAACATGACTGTCGCCCAGTGGACGTGGAAATAGAAATCAAACATGGAACGGAACGGGACGGACGCATACGCCAGGATAATCACGTATGCCAGCCAGGAGGCCCATACGTTGTGCTTCCCTCCCGGCTTGCGGAACATCATCAGGCGGATCACGATCATCGTGCAGGCGGCGACGTTCGTCAGCACCAGTGGGTCAGTCGTTACCATTGTTTCCTCCCCGCCACCTTTGCAGCAGTGACAGAGGATCCTGCTCACTGAAAAAGGTCAGCGTCTTAATGGCCAGCGCAGAAAGCAGAACCGCGCCGAGAGCATCCAGAGGCTTGTCGCTGTAATGGGTTATGCTGGCGAGCATCGAGCCCACCAGCCCGGATCCGTACACACCTGCAAAGTACGAGACGACGAAGTATGCCGTTCGCCGCGGCAAAGTCAGATCGGCGGCAGTTGCCACATAAAACACCGCGCCGGCGAAAGCGCCAAAAACGACACCGTAATCAGTACCAGTCAGAAGCCCATAAAGACTGGCACCAGTTAAGGCGCTGGCCGCCGCAGCGGACCCGGATACAGGTTCGGACATTAAGCCCCCTCGTATTTGCTGTGAGTCCTCTCAGAGTTGAGGGGAAATGAAAAAGGCCGCCAGATGGCAGCCTTAAAAGGTTCCTGGAATGAAGGTCAGATAGTTGAGATCGGCGATATGACAGGGGTACTGGTGCAAAGCACCCCGCGAATACCCCTGTCGTATCGCCGGAAAGAAAAAGCCCCGAGTGACGGGGCTTAAGTCTTGTTCATATTGTCGCTTCTCATCGCTGCCATCGTGGCGCAGCTCTGCCAAGCATGAATAAATTATCTAACTTACTGGTTCGTTTTCAACTGAAATTTTCTAAAAAAGCATTTTTTGTTAAATCTTATGTATATAAAAAATCTTTTATTGCTTATTTTCTTCACTCTTAAGCTTTTTGAAATGTTGATACATTTCTGAATTGAATAAAGAAACGGACTCTATTTGGTCTCTTGGAATCACGTGACGATACTGCTTCAGCGAAATCGGCTGCGATGTAAATGTAATTCCACATTCCTTATAATGATCTGCATAGTTCACTTCTTCAATGAATGACAAAGTGTCTTTATCACGGTATCCACTAAGAAATGGAACGACAACTACTGTATCAGTATCGTGCTCTTCCAGCCGCGCCTCATGAACCATTCCAATATAAACTTTCCGGGACTTTAGAGTTATAGATACTAACAACTGCTGTTTACTATCTAAAGATTCAAGAAGAATTGCCTCAACAGGGCTACTTTTAGCGACTTCCTCAAAGATTTTTCTGCGGTGAGCAGGATCCCGTAACTGCTTTTCAGCTTGTTTTGATTCACTTAAACTGAACATGATAGTTGCTGCAACAAGGGCAACAAACGGCAAACCTACTCCAGCAATATGAGTCTCCCAAAGATCGTAAGCAAATGAGAAATGGGGCAAAGTTGGCTTAAAGAAATGAGGGATGTTGAAAATCAACATAGTCAAAAATACAATCCCCCAAACAAGCAGGATAAGAAAAAATCCCATAGTCAAATAAATGGAACCTTTCAAAGCCACCTGAAAGTAAGACTGCCAACCAGTAGATTTTTTGAAGAGAATTTTGGAAGGGATGTGGCTATTTATGTATAAATAGCCACAAACTAACACTACTACAACTAATGCTGCGCTCATGCCTATCCTTGATGTGTTTTCTTCGAAGACAGAGCATTTATATTATAAACAAAAGCATTTTGCACACTTTCGTTATGAGGGTTAATTTTCAGGGTACCGCTACGGTCAAAAAAATAGGCATCAGTAACACTATTTTCAGCCGGGTTTTCTTTGGTATCCCACCTGTTGCTGACCAGGATATCCATAATGCGGTCTGGAGTGGCCAGCGTTGCCATAAGGCGCTTAATCGTTTTCATATGTCACTCCTTTACCAGTCATAGTCGACACTGCGCTGATAACCGGTATCGAAAGCGTAAACAATAGTACCCTTTTTAGCAACAGCTAATGATGCTGTATGAATAGATATGACGCTGTATGAACAGGTCATACAACATCATGTGGCTCACTCAGTCATTGACCTTGCAGCCAGAAAAACTTTTGCCCTGAATATATCAAGACACCAGCGCACGCGCTTTCTGGCCTCACAGTCCGTTAACCATGGCGCCAGTGCCTGCAGCTCTCTTGTGATATCCGAAATCTTTTTGCGTGTGGTGTAGTACTGAAGCCCGACAATATAAACCGGGTCGTTAAAATCAAGCGCCTGCAGTACTGATTGCTCGACAAAATCAACGTCGTCATTGTGCAGAGCGGTATCGATGACGCTGCTTGTCTGCTGTGGCCAGAGTATTGCCTGAGCGCGATTCATTGCCTGCTGACCTTTAAAGCCTTCTTTACGGGCCTGCTCCAGCGCGCAGGTAAAACGCTCAAGCGCCTTATCAGACCAGTTCCCGCCTTTAATAGCATTCCAGCATCCATGCCCGCGTGGCATGCGAGGACCGGTGCTACCGCTCACTCCTTCCCCCCAGGTGCTCAGCAGTGACTTAATCCATGCCGATTGAATGCCGGTGAGCAGAGTACATCTCCCAAGCCAACTTTTTCTTGGCGCTGCAGCTGCTCTTTCAAGAGCTGAACGGTGCGTACGCTTTTGACGAGGTGTCATTATTTTTATCTCCACAATTTACGCCAGCGCACCGATAGCCAGTGCGCGATCGATAAAACGAAACAGCAGTACCAGCTGGCTGCCGTGCTTCTCTTCAAATGCCACGGTGTCAGCGTGCAACGCGTCGTGATGCGCTCTGCAAAGCGGGATCACAAACAGGTCGTGCGCCTTTGTACCCATTCCACCCTGCCCGTGGCCTATCAGGTGATGGGGGTCGTCTGCCGGGTTGCCACAGCACATGCACTGCTGCGTTTTAACCCAGCGGGTGTACTTCTCATTCTCCCAGCGGCGGCGCTTCGGGCGCAGCATAAAGGATTCCGGCGTTTCCGGATCGACATTCAGTGCCAGCACCTGCTTAGCCACTTCCTCCACTATCTCGCGTCCGAGGAGTTCGACGGGCACAAGTTCTGTTTCGCGGGTGACGGAACGGATCACCGGCTTCGGCATACGTAGCACCTGCCGCGCGGCATCTTCAGGAAGCGCATCGGCCAGGCCATTACGCGCGAGCCACCAGCAGAACTCCGGCAGGGTGAGCGTATGTGAATCGTCGAAACCCAGTTCACGGCGGGCAGTGGTGAGGATATAAGCCGCGCAGTTCGCTCGCGCCATGTGCGCCAGCTGCTCTGTAGTCTGTTCACGCAGCAGGTTATCGCAGTGCCAGCACAGGCGAATCGCGCCGGGCGCGTGGCGCATTGTGGTGATGTTCTCCGTGTGCCAGGACTCGTGTGGCCACTGGCAACCATCTGCCTCCATAAGCCAGCTTTCCAGCCCGCCGATGCCGCCGGCGCGGCGAAGCACCGCTGCGTTTTCAAAGACACCGGCGAGTGCGGGATCTTCAATCAGCGGCTGCTCGGCTGGTGGCAGTTCGCCGTTGGGCATACCCGCCAGGCGTTCCGGCTCATTTTCCAGCAGCATGCGCCCGCGGCGGAAGTGCATCAGCAGGCTGGCGCCCGGCCTGAACATGACGATGCCCAGCTCTGCCACGACGATCGGATTAAGCAGTGCCCTCACTTCGCAGCTCCCTGCGCCTTATGTGCAGCCCACAGGCCGCCGACCCACTGAATGCCCTTAGCCGTAAAGCGCGCCTGGCTGAATGCATGGTTGTTTTCTGTGCTGGTGCCGGTTTTGACCTTAAAGCGCCCGTTTTCGATGTGTGGGTGGGGCGGCGTCACCCCCCCGCCGAGGCGATACATGATCCTGTTATCGATGAGGAACATGCGAAACTCAGGCTCTTTGGCGTTAAGCAGCTTCGCCACCTGGCGGAAAGACATTGAGCCACCCGCAGAGCAGTAGCGATCCACAAATTCCACCTTCGGCGCCGCGGCGGCCAGTTCCTGTTTGAGCTGGTGCTGCTGCTCGGCAAGATCAGCAGCGAGGCGCAGAGCTTCCGGCAAGGATTTCGGTACCTGCATCGCCTGCTGGCTCTCAAGCTCCTGCCAGCGGTCGACCAGACGGGCAGTGAACTCTGGCGAGAGCTGAGCCACAACGACATAGCTGTCACGCTTACAAAGCTGGTACACGGCGACCGCCTGGCCGAGGTGATTGGCAACTTCCACCAATGGTGGAAGTTGAATAACGCCGCGTTCTGCCAGTCGCTCTACTGTCCGTTTGACGCTATCGTGACGTGACTCAACCAGATCGGCGATCTCCTGGCTGCTCATCGCCAGTTCCTGCCCCGGCATCATTGCCGCCGGGATAAAAGCGGGTACTGCGTTCATCTGTTGCATGCGTATCTCCGTTAAGCGGCTGCAACCGCTGTTGGTTCATACCTGGTGATCGTGATCTCCACCCTTCCCCCTTTCACTGTCGGACCCCACTCCACCAGCATCTTTTTCACCTGGCTGTCGTCCTCCCAGACACCCGCATGCGTCAGCGCATCGAAAAGCGCCTTGTTGTAGTTGTCGATGTCCCGGCGGCGCGAGTCAGGCGGGAAAAGCAGGATCTCTACTGCTGCGGGCTCGGTCGACGTCTTCGGCAGGCGGCGTAGCTGCTCGATGATGGCCGCACAGGCTGCGCTCTGAAATGCACGACCAGCAGCACTGATGAGATGGCGCCCCTTGAGCGGCCCCTTATTCGGAGCACGCCAGTAGGTATTCACGCTCGGGGGAAATGGCAGCGTGAGTTTCATACCGCTACCCCGCGCATTTTCAGAAAGGAGATCGCCTGGTCTCTCGCATGTTCTTCACCGGCCACCAGCGAGCGCAGCAGGGAAATCGCTTCATCTTCCGCGCCCAGGCTGTTGATGGAGATACCGCGGCACACGCCCGGTAAAAGGGTGATAGCGCCTTTACGCTGGAGAGATCGCAGCACTTCAGTTGCCGCGTTCGGCGATGCTGCGCCCATCAGTTCGGCAACTTCCTTTTGCGTAGGCGGGATCCCATGCTCTTTATGGAAAGCCACAATCAGGCTCAGTATTTGCTGTTGGCGGGCGGTTAACAGATTCTTTTTCAACGCTGCCTCCTCAGAGAATGGCCACGATGTCAGCAGCGTTTTCCCGCGTGCTGGCTTTGCTGGAAATGGAGCGGCGGGCGCTGACGTGATGCAGCGTGAAGCCGTGCTGTTCGTAGAGCTCGATAATCCGTGGCGCCGTCGAGTTGCTGATCACCACCCGCGCGCCGCGCTGATGCGCTGCAACACAGGATTCCACCAGCGCCACCTGATCTGCCCATGCGAAGCCACCGGCGGCGTAGTTCGTGAAACCTGCCGTGCCCGGCAACGGCTCATATGGCGGATCGCAGTAAACAACATCGCCCTCGCCCGCCAGCGACAGCGTGCGGCGGTAACCGGCGTTCATGAATACGCAGGAGTGCGCCACCGCGGCAAAAGCCAGCAGTTCTTTATCCTGAAAATACGGGTTAGCTTTTTTACCCCAGCCAACGTTGAATTCGCCGGCGCGGTTGTAGCGGATCAGGCCGTTGAAGCAGTGGCGGTTCAGGTAGAGGAAAGCGGCGGCGCGCGCCGGTCCGGTCATCTGCTGCGCGTTGAACGCCTGGCGAACGGTGAAGTAACCCGGCTCGTCACTCATTTCGGCAAACAGCTGGCGCGCCAGCAGCGTTACCTGATCTGGCACTACGGCAAGCATCTGATAGAGGTTAATCAGATCCGGATTGGCATCTGCCAGCAGGAAGCTTTCATGCTTACAGGAGTTGAGGAACACAGACCCGCCGCCTACAAACGGCTCAATCAGCCGGGCGCCCGCCGGAATGAGGCGATCCAGTTCAGGCATCAGCGAATATTTACCGCCAGCCCATTTCAGGAATGGACGCTGCCATACGCGCGGCGCCGGTTCTGCCATTGGCAGTGCTGCTGCCGTATCAGCCATCATGAGCGGAACCCTGAGTTTTGCGGCAGCGAGTAATCGACGTTCTGGAATGTCGCGCGGGAAGCGGTGCTGCTGACCCATTCGCCGTTGCGGCGCGCCGGGCGCCCTGCTTCTTTCCACTTCGTTGCGGCCTGCAGGTAGCCAGGGAATTTGCTCGGCAGAAAAAGCGTGGTCGGGCGCAGGTATTCCGCCATATGCAAATCGGCACTCCACTTCTCGTTGGTGTAATCCACGACAAGTTTCAGCTCTTCAGCGCTGAACCCTTCGCCCAGGCGAGCCCGGATGTGTTCCATCGACGTTTTCGACACCTGGTACCGCGATCCGGTTTGCTGGTTCAGGTAAGTCAGAACCTGTTTAGCCTGGTCAGTAACCATCACGGCATCGTCGGGTTGCGCAGCAACCGGACAGAAAGGGTTTTGATTTTTATCTGATGGATCTTGTTTTGACTTTACTGACGGATCCCCCCCAGATTCTGACGGGTGAAAACCGCCGTTTTTGCCAGATTTCGACGCGTCAGATTTTGAGGCGTCAGAATTTGACCCGTCAGATTTTGAGGTGTCAGATTCTGACAGGTGAGAAAAGGCAGCGGCCTGAAGCTTTTGCACGTTGAGTTGATAGACGTTCGACGCGTTACGGTTGCCTTTGCGGCGCTGCTGACGGGAAAGCCAGCCATCCTGTTCAAGCTTGCCGATCGCCGTACGCACGGTGCTTTCACCCGCACCAAGCTGGCGGGCGATGGTCTCGATAGAAGGCCAGCAAACGCCGTCGTCGTTGCTGTAGTCGGCCAGGCGCGCCATGATGGCAACGCTGGTCAGCTTCATGCCAGCTGCGGCACAAACGTCCCAAACGTAACCCTGTAATTTAGTGCTCATGGTCGTCCTTTATTTCTCTGAAATCGCGCTTGAAGATAAGGAGTGGTTTGAAGCATTCGTGGGGGTAGTCACTCCGCAGATAGATAACTCGCCGCGATTCTGGCTCCCACCGAATGACACGGACAGGGATGCCTCTTCTGTCACGGAACCACCTGTCGACATCCCGCATAATTTTTTCGCCTTCCGGTTGAAAACACCCACGATTCGACTGGCGCGGCTGTGGTTACATGACACCCAGCGATTTAGTACCCTGCGCTCATACCGAAACAAGGGAGTACCCGGAACGGGCCTCATCCGCAGTTGCGGTAAGCGGCTTTTAGCCGTTAAGATGTTCATGCGTTGGTATCTCCACTATGATCGACACGCCGCGACGCCAGGGGCTGCAACCCGCTGGCGTCATCTTTTTCTGGCGCGCAAAACACACGGAACAGCAGCGTTAAATGCGCCTGCCATTTCGCCATAACTTGGTAGCTGTTCTCTTCAATTTGCTCTCGTTCTGCCTGGTCGATGACTCCATCAGCAGTAGCTTGTCTAAGGTAAGCTGAGTGCTTTCCAATCCACTCGATTGACTCCATTAATCGCTCGTTAATATCTGCATTCTCGACATCCTCAATCTCAACCAGCGGTACATTCACGCTGTTTGACTGGCGCGAGAATGCTTCAGCAATGTGCTTTTTGCCGCTTGCTTGCTGGAGCACCATAGCCCAGCCCATTGGAAATACCTGATCACCGCCATCACGTAGCCGGTTAAATAGGGCACCCGTTGTCACATCAAGGATTTCAGCGGCTTCCGCATAACCACCGGGTAGCACAGCAATAGTTTTGCGAATTGCAGCCACCAGCCATGCCGGTTGCTTTTCGACTTTCCAGTGTTGATTACCCACGGTTAGCTCCCTTATGCTGTGGTTCAGTTAAGGCGGCCTTTTCGCTAGGCTTCTGGGGGCGGCTGATTGATTTGATCAACTCAGTGGAATACTTGCCTTCGGAAATATCTGCAATATGACCGGCGTAGTTGGTTTCACCTGTGAAATCAGTGCGAGGTAAAGCTCCCTTCTGCATCCACTTATAGATGGCGCGAGGGCTACAACCACAAGCAGATGCTATAGCCATAACGCCGATTTCTTTTATAGCCTCGGAAAAGGTTGGGGATTTTTCCTCTTTCATATAAACCTCATTAAATGAACCTAAAGTACATTTTATGACGGAACTGATAGTTCATGCAAGTAGCCCTATTATTGAACTCATGGTTCAAGAAGAAAAAGCGCGCAAAGAATTCTCCCTTAGGCTAGCGCTGGCCTGTGATAAAGCTGGTTTACATAGCCATGGACGTCAGGCCGACATTGCTAAGAGGATGAGGCTAACCCCAAAGGCAGTGAGCAAGTGGTTCAATGGAGAGGCTATACCTAGACGTGGAAGACTCCAGGAGTTGGCTACGATTATTGGTACGTCCGGTTCATATTTGCTTGGAGAGACAACAGACGACGGTGTTAGGGCTGAACGTGTGGATGTTAATACAGATGTTTACCGTGTTGATGTACTGGATTTGACCGTTAGTGCAGGGCCGGGTACCTACATGCTTTCTGAGCATGTTGATGTGCTTTACGCGATCGAGTTCACCAATGCATATGGCAGGGACCTTTTTCGCAACCGCATGCCTGAAGATGTAAAAGTTATGACCGTGAGCGGAGACAGCATGGCCCCAGCCTTGATGTCAGGTGATAGGCTGTTTGTAGATGTTTCAGTACGGCACTTCACTACCGACGGAATTTACTGCTTCGTTTTCGGCAAAACATTCTATGTTAAGAGGCTTCAGATGCAGGGAGTAAAACTGGCGGTTCTATCAGATAATCCGGCTTATGAGACATGGTACATTGAAGAGAAAAATCAAGATCAACTGTATGTGATGGGGAAGGCGATGATTCATGAATCAATAAAATACAATCGAATATAGTACTAGCCCAATTTTACTCGTGGGGGTTGAAATTGCGATGGTCACTAATCAACTATATAAAAATACATTAACAATCAAAGATATAGGATCACTTGCTAACTTGGACGTTTAATAATTCTGGGGCAAAAAAACTTAATCCTAATCTCATCCTTTATATGGCGCATCGACTCGACCGTAGCGGATGAATTGAACACTAAAAATATAAAACCAGTAAAATCAATAGTTTACAATCATAGCGTTACTAATATTGTTTATCAGTGAAACAACCATTTTGTGCCAAATGTCATGGGGCCAGCTTGACAAGCAATAGTTAACATATATATTAACCAACACGAGGTCAGAAATGAGTAAGGACGAGTCGCCACCTAAATGTCCTAACAGGATCGCTGGCTCTTCACTGAATGTTGTACATTGTTTAGGTGCTTGGGATAGCTTCGCTGAAGCGTTGAGGTCTGTACAAGTAAGTAAACATAACTCGACAAAAAACCAGTTAGATCTTCTTGTCAAGCGCTTAGCTAATGGTGAGAGACTATCAAAAGATAGTTTTCCTCCTGAAGGGCCTCTTCCCAGTAATGCTGGTAAACCAGCAAAGCAGTTCTATGCCTTTAAAAAAATACCTATACGGGCATACGGCTGGTATTCAGATAGGTTTGAGAGAACCTTTTTCATAAGCCATTACATATACAAAAGTAAAGGAAAACTCTCAAAAAAAGATACAACAAAGGTTCAAGCAAATTGGAAACGAATTGAGGTTGACGGCGATGAGAAATAACAGTCTTTTTCATACAGAAACAGAAATACAATCAGAGGATTATAAAAAGCTTTATGCTGCAGAAGAGTTAACATTTAATGTTACTGAAGATCTTCTCATTCAAATGGAAGACATGGAAGTTTCTAAATCAGAATTAGCAGAAAAGCTGGGAAGAACAAAAGCTTATGTTTCTCAGTTACTTAGTGGCTCGCGAAACATGACATTAAGAACCCTTTCCGATATATGTTATGCCTTAAAAATTAAACCTTCAGTAAATTTCGAAGATGTTGTTAAGACGTCAATTGAATCTAAACCAATTTTGAGTAAAGATACTTGTAATTGGCAGGATGATGTTATCGATTTTAATGGTTTTTCAGAAACTCTGGATCGTGGGACCGGTATGGTCAATAAATCAAATGTAATTTTAAGAACCGAGAAAGAGTTTTGGGAAAGGGTCGCATAATGAATGAATTACTCAAGGTTGCAATTGAAAACCTTGCAATAGTTTCCGTCAACTTAAGAAACGCCAAAGTTGAAATAAACGACAGCTTTAATTCTCTAAATATTAACTCGACACAAAATAAAAACCAATCATTTAGGAATGTAGTAAAAATCGAGTTAATTGAGATGGTTAGAGAAGACGATCCTGATGATAAAAAGCTTTTTTATTCATACCGTTATGATGTTGGGTCTCGGCTAATCTCTTCCGAGAATCCTGAGGATGGCTCTGCCGAAGATAACGCTCTTCTTACTATAGAAGCTTGTTTCGAGGCTATATACATCGCCAAAAAAGAGCTTGGCGCAGAAGAACTAGAGGCATTTGGAGCTAACAATGTCGGATATAATGTTTGGCCTTATTGGAGGGAATACCTTCAGTCAACATGCACTCGCATGGGTGTAAAACCAATCAGAACCCCTTTCTACGATACTAAGAAGTCAGATATTCGTAAAGATTGATGTTGTAAGAACCCGGCCAAACGCGCCGGGTTTTTTATTGCCCTTCAAAGCTATTGTACTATCTCAAAAAGCTGGTACTTCCTCATAGCTTAATATTGCATTTGATTCGCTATCTACTAACAAAAGAAATTAACCATAAAATCAATGAAATAACGTAATCCAGTCAATAAAAGTACTTTTAGTACTTTACAATAATGAACCAATAGTACATATTCAAGTTTATACGAGCGTGCCGGATCGGTACTCACCAGTTTTTATCCTGGACTTGGTGGTAAATGAAATATTAAAGCCAGAACTGAGCAGGTCTAGTCATTCGCCATCGCGGCGATACGGTGTGACACCTCGGAAGAGACGAGGATGCAACTGTGAGAACACTCTTCTGTGGCAAAGGAAACTCCAGAAGACCTTTCTGAACCGATTAGTGTTCTCTCGGTTGTGGTGAATGCGGCTAAGCGCGCGCGGGACAGTTAACCAGGTCTTTATCAGGTGGTTTGGTACCCGATCGTAAGTAACTGGATGCGATCACCGGGAGGCACCCGGCACCACAAAGAATAAATGCAACGTGTAGTCATTGGCGGCATCGGATCTTATTTTCCCGTGAAGGTGCCGCACTTTTTTCGCATAGATGCAAGCGCGCTCCGGCACTCTCCCTCAAGTGTCTGGTCGTTAATGCAAACTCCTCGGAGCGCGCTTTCATCTGTGTGGAGATACCAGGGCGGTTGCAGCCGCCCGCTTCATTAAGCGCCCTACTATGTTGCGGGCGTTTATTAAAGCGAACCCATTTTTATTAATCGCCAGCCGGCGAGGGATTCGTGCAACCAAAAATCGCGCGTTGCAGCGCGCAGGAGATACCAACATGCGAATGAATGCCAAAGAGCTGATCGCCGAAGCCAGAGCGACAGCCCCTACTCTGCCACCAGCAGCAGCAAAGTTAATGACCGCTATGGCAGACCGCCTCGATGTTCAGTTCGTGGCGCTGTGCGAATCGCGGAACGAGGCAAAGCAGCTGGCTGGAGAAAATGCTCTGATGAAGTCGGCTATTAAGACTCACAGCGAATCGATCCACTTCTGCGTGGGTTGTGGCAAAGATGACCCATGTAGCAATGATGATGTTTGCTATGTACTCGAAGAAACCCCAGCAACTGATGCATTCCTAGGATCTCTGCGGGCGGAAGGGGCAGCAAATGCCATCCCTGAAGGTTATGTATTGATGCCAAAGCAAATACACCTGGATGCTGACGCGGTTGAGTGCATTTGTTCTCAGGGTGGTGATGGCGGCTTTGCATACGGGGATTTTACAGACGTGATTTTGTGGGTTGGCGAAGTGGAAAACGATGACGGAAGTAAAAATCACGGTCTGAATGTTTCCTCCGCAGATTACCCGGAAGAAGGCTCAATCAACCTCTGCAAATTCGCCGCCCAGCTTCGTAGCAAAACGGAGGTGCAGTCGTGAGCAAATCCAGTATGGAATATTACTTCGAGTTCCCTGCGTCCTGTGGAATGCAGGGCGATACAAGAGTGCTTTTGATGACCGTTCCGGGCCGCACGCTAACCCGCATTCTTGCATCCGACAACTTTGGGCACACCTTGGAACGCTCACAGCGCGAAATTAACAAAAGCCGGGTGAAGAAGTTTTACGACTACCTGGTATCAGCCCATGAGAACAAAGAACCGTTCATTATTCCGCCCCTGGTCGGCAACTGCGAATCTGATGTGGAATTCACTGAGGTTGGGAATAGTAACTTGGGGATAGTCCGTTTCCCCATGGACGCGATCATCAAGCTGTTTGATGGCCAGCATCGCGCGGCGGGCATTTCTCAGTTTTGCCGAACGCACGGCGAGACACTGTTTGTGCCTCTGATGATGACGCTGCAACTGCCACTCAAGACGCGCCAGCAGTTCTTCTCAGATATCAACAACAACGTCTCGAAGCCGTCTGCTGCCATCAACATGGCATACAACAGCAGGAACACCATTGCCCAGAGCATGATCACTTTCCTCAGAACGCACAGCATATTTTCTGAGTTGACTGACTTCGAACACAACGTTGTGCCCGCAAAAAGCGAACTGTGGATCAGCTTCAAAGCCCTGAGTGACGCAACGGCGAAGTTTAAAGGCGCGGGCGACTCATCCCTTTCAGAGGGTGATGTTTATGACCTGTGGGAAGCCTGGCTAAAACTGACTGCGATGGAAGGTATCAGGCACGGCGTGTCTCCGGCGGAATATAAACGCGATTACATCCAGTTCCATGCAGTCATGATCAACGCTTACGGCTACGCCATTCAGGAACTGCTTAAGCGTAAACCGGCGCATGCGGTTGTGCTGATGATCGATGAGTTGGTTGAAAAAGCCTCTATGAATGATTTGGAAAACTTCTTCCTGATTTCTAACTGGTCAGGCATCTGCGCCAGCACCGAGAAAGAAAGAGCTACGGTCATTGCGAGTGTTCCGGCTCAGAAAGCTGCAGGGCAGCGACTGGTAGCAGCCATCAGCTCGGGCTCGTTTGTAGCCGACAACAATGAGGTACGTGAGTGATGGCATCAGAAATCATCGACCAGGCCAACGCTCTGGTAGAGCTCAACATGGAGCATGCCTTACAGCGCATTCGCATCGACCGTGACGCAGTGTCTGCGGAGCAATGCGAAGCGTGTGGAATGGACATTCCTGAAGCACGCCGTGCTGCCGTTCCCGGCTGCAAAACCTGCGTGGATTGCCAGCAGCTTAACGAGCTGCGGGGAGGTAAACATGCTCGCTAAATTAATCGCGCTGCTGATTGGCACCAGGCCAGAAAGCACAGAGTTCGATTACACCCGGCAACACTGGGGCCACGCCCTCCACTTCGTTCGCGGCTTCAAGCCAAAAGGGAAAATGGAAATCACCGACCATTTCTTTGGTGCCGGGCTCATTCACGAGAAGAAGCCCAAGAAAGGCGATACGTTCACCATCGCTTTGACCGGCAACCGGATCGGCGTCCTTTGCATAAAGGCCATCGAGTTCTACCGCGATCCGAGCGATATGTTTTACGCCACTGTTACTTTCGAGGGGTTGAAGCCATGACTAACAACGACGAACTGGCGATGAAGCTCAAACAAACAGCGCAGTTAGTTCACGATAACGAGCAAATTTCCAACTACGGAAAGCTCGAAGCCTGGAAGGTTCGTTTTCGTCATACCGCATCCCCAGCCAACATCCTAGCCCTGCTGGCAGAGCGTGACGCCGACAAGAAGCGCATCTCTGAGTTTCAGCGTAAGGAGCATTACCGTACACGCCAAGCGGTGATCGATGGCCTCGCGGCTTGCGGGGAGTGCTGGGATGACATCAAAGAATACATGGAGAGGTGGGACGCCGAAGCGGATCGCATCAAACTGGAAGTGGGGCAGTAAAAAAAATGCCTAAATCATCTGATGTGCATGACCTGTTAATTGCGTATCAAAAACAGGCGCGAAAAGTACCAGCAAAGGGCGTTTATGCATCAAGACGGCGCCAGGTAGAAGTTCAGTCGGCGCACATCCGCAAGATAATGCGCAAGCGTCGGCGGTCAGTAGGAAAGTCAAATAAGCTAGGATGTCGCTTCACAGCTGAAATGCGCGTAGGACTAATTTGCGATATGAATTTTTGGGCGCTTGTATGTCGTTCTAACCGTCAGCATATCATTAAGGAATAATCCATGACCACACAACTGGACCGGGAGCAGTTGAAATCCCGCATTGAAAAGGCACTGAAAGACTTAACTGAAGGGCGCGCCAGCATGCACGTACCGCCATCCGTTACTGACGTTGAAATGCTACTTTCTGAATGCCGTGACCTGCTGGCGGTAATGGACAGCGATAAAGTTTACGGCCCGTATACGCCTAAGTTTGTAGGCGCTGGAGTGTGGGCAACTATCACGGAAGAGTTACCATCAGAACTGGATGGCAAACAGGTTTGGTTGACCATCGCACCGCCTGCGCCTGCATCAAAACGTGTTCGCTATGAAGTCAATGTCGGCGGAAATAAATGGGTTCAGTGCTCCATCCAAGCCTATGAGCGGGCAAAAAGTAAGGGCAAAATTACACGCGAGCTTTATGTGCAACAGGCCCCGGTAGCTGGACCTGATGAAAGCAGGCTTATCACTCATCACTTCGACACCATAGCGCTAGAAGCCGCAAGAGAAATCATGTGCGACGTAAATCGACGCGCTGACTTTCCCGGTGGTGATATACAGTTGCTCTCCCACATTAAGTGCCGCATAGGTGATGCCTGCCGCTCCGCCATGCTCAAAGCCGGGCATGTAACTGGATGGATTAAGTGCAGCGAGCGGATGCCGGAGGTGGGTGATGAATATTACCTCACGCATTCAAATGCTGGAGTGGACGTTAGTTATTTTTGTGGTGGCAGTTTCAGCGACGAGCACGCTACCCACTGGATGCCACTCCCGGCAGCGCCTGAGCAGGAGGTGTGAGGTGGAAACTATCCAGGATATCCGTAATCAATTAGAGGCGCTCGTTACCACCGCGCACCGCGTCGCATGCTCTATAGAAATCGGCGAAGATCGCACCGAAGCTTTCGAGTTATATGAGGCGCTGCGCAGGCTTCAACGCCGTGGCTCTGCCAGTGAAATGCTGGCAGCTAACAATCCCCTTCTAAATTTTCCATGGGAGGATGGCGAGGAAGATGAAGACCGGGACGAGGACGACTAATGCCCAGCAAACTGAAGCTGCGGCGCCAGCGCCGACTGCGCGAAGATGTGATCTGGTGGCGCGCTGAAGCAATGGACTGTAAAGCGCGCGTGCTGGAGCTGGCGAACCTGCTTGAGGAAGCCCGCCGGCAGCGTGTACCGATGCCGGTGCTGGTACCGGCCAGGATAATCAAGCAGGTGGCTGCGGCCACCAGCGAACCGAAGATTTGTATCAGCTGTAACGACGGCACCCGCCACGGGTGCTCGTCATGTGCCTACAGACTTAAATAACCGGTTGCAGCCGGTAGCGGAGAACCGACCATGATTCAGATGTTGACGCTTGAGGAATGGGCAGCAGATAAATATCGCAGCAATCCACCCAGTGTTTCCACTCTTCGTCGTTATGCAAAACAAAACCTTTTTTCGCCACCAGCGATGAAGCAAGGGAGATTGTGGCGTGTACGTGAAGATGCGGAATTGGTTGGGGAATTATCTTCGCCCATTATCAAGAATTCTGATTCACCAAAGTTATTAAGGATCCTTAACGATGGCTGCAAGACCTCGTAAAAATAATGTAAGCGTCCCGAATCTATATCCTCTGTATAGCCGGAAGGTCAACAAGGTTTACTGGCGTTATAAACACCCTATTACGGGTAAATTTCATGCACTCGGTACCGATGAAGCAGAGGCTATAGCCATTGCTACTGAGGCTAATACTCGACTCGCAGAACAGCATTCTCGGCAGATCATGGCGATCAGCGACAAAATCGCGACAAGCAAAGGTAAAGCTATAACCGCAAACACTTGGCTTGACCGTTACTGGAAGATCCAAAGTGAAAGACTGGAAAGTGGCGATATCAAGCTGAATACCTTTAAGCAAAAAGCAAAACCAGTAGCTTTGCTTCGTGAACGTGTAGGTACCAAGCTAATCTCGTCGGTAAATGTGCGGGATATAGCTGAAATACTGGAGATCTATGTTTCAGATGGTCAACCGAGAATGGCGCAGGTAATACGCTCAGTTTTAATCGATGTATTTAAAGAAGCGCAACATTATGGAGAGGTTCCTCCAGGATACAACCCTGCCATTGCGACAAAGCAACCGCGGCGTCGTATTACCCGCCAACGCCTCAATTTGGAAGAGTGGCAGAAGATCTTCAATATAGCTGACCGCAATCATCAATATATGGGTAACGCGATGCTTTTAGCACTTGTGACTGGTCAGCGACTCGGTGATATTTCAAACATGAAATTTAGCGATATATGGGATGACCATATTCACATTGTCCAGGAGAAAACTGGAAGTAAGATCGCCATTCCCCTCGCGCTAAGACTAAATGCAATTAACTGGAGCTTACGTGAAGTGGTTGCTCGATGCCGGGATTATGCAGTTAGCCCATATCTGGTTCATTTTTTCCGCGCCACTTCCCAGGCTGAACGCGGGGCTCAAGTGAAATCGAACACCATTACAATGAATTTCAGTAAGGCCCGTGATAAAGCAGAAATAAATTGGGGGGATGGCACACCAGCTACTTTCCATGAACAACGATCTTTAGCAGAGCGTCTATATGAAGCACAGGGTATTGATACCCAGAAACTGATGGGGCATAAATCGCCTAATCAGACTGCACGTTATCATGATGATCGAGGGAAGGAGCGGGTGGTTATCTTCCAAAAATGATAACCCCCCCAAAATTAGTTTGTCACTACATTATTGTTCAATAACCATTGATGAAAATTTGTCAAATTAATGTCAGTTGGCAATACAGCATTATTGAGTATTTTACGTATCGCTCTTTCTTTTTTTTGATTATTGTTGGGAATTCGATATGTAGAATGTTTTTTGATTTCTACGGCCTTGCGACATCGTTCAATGAGAAACTGTTCACTTTTATTTGTTGCACATAACATTGCGTCATAGGTAAACATCATGCACTTAATAATACTATATAAAGAAATTGCGTCATTCATGTTTATATCAATTGGTTTGCCGATGATTTGCGGTGGCAAAACAAGCCCTTTTCGTAAAACATTTCCATTAACTGCAATATCATTATTTAACTCATTAAGTTTATTGACAATAGTTACATCAACCATCCCACTCGAGTGAACCAAGTTGTTTCTTATGCTTTTGAAATAAGTATAGGCTTTTAGAATAGAGTTAATCTTACTCCATGAGTTCATTTTGTTTCTTTGGATGAAAGGGAAAAACTCCGCATCCATAAATGTCGATTTTATTGAGTTAACATATGTAACCACATCTAGATAACTTTTATAATCTGGATTTGGTTTTATAACTAAATCAGGACATTGAAGCGCTTTTACTACCCAGTTCCTTTGACTTTTTGGTATTGAGTAGGCACATATTCTTTCTAGCCAAGTTTCCAGCATAGTGCAGGCATTAAAAATTAAATTAGATGCGAATCTTTTTTCATGTTCTATCCATTCTTTCTGTAAGGCCAAAGAATTTAAATCAACTCCTCCTGGTAACGTCATGCCAGACAGTAGTTTTGCTGTAATATCATCTAAAGACATAGAAGGGAAACATACAGTTAGTCCTCTAGTTTGCCACCACAACTCTCTCAATCCGGCATAACTTGCCCAACTGAAATTAAAAAACTCTCCCATTTCCATATTGGTATTTTTAGTTTCTTGAAAAAATACAGAAATCACATTAGTCAT